CGCCAAAGGCACGAACATATTGACCAACAACAAAAGCGTTTGTGCCTTGCGCTTGATTAACCGTAAAAGTCTTTGATGAAAGCCCAATAGAAATTGATGTGGTTGATGTCAGCCCGGCATATCCAAGTCCAGTCGGTCCAGTTGGCCCAGTTGGCCCAGGTGGGCCACTAGGTCCGGTTGGCCCAGTTGGCCCAGTAGGGCCAGGACTACCAGTCAACCCAGTAGGGCCGGTCGGCCCAGGACTACCCGTTGGCCCAGTTGCTCCAGTCGGGCCAGTCGCACCAGTTGGCCCATTGGGAATTCCAAAATTAAAAACAGCCGCAGATGAAGTACCGCTATTTGTGACAGTCGCAGGTGAACCAGCGGTTAGCGTTGAGGTTGTTCCGACAGATACTGTTGCCGCTGTTCCAGTTGGCCCCACAGGTCCGGTTGGCCCAGTCGGTCCAGGACTGCCTGTTGCTCCAGTCGGCCCAGTCGGGCCAGTTGGCCCAGTAACCCCAACATCACCTCGCGGTATTGTGAAGTCAAAAACAGCCGCACCAGACGTTCCAGAATTTGTAACGCTTGCCGTTGTTCCAGGCGCACCAGTCGTAGTCGTACCAACAGCAATCGTTGCCGCAGGGCCGGTTGCGCCAGTTGGACCCACGGGGCCAGTCGCGCCCACAGGCCCAGTTGCTCCCGTAGGTCCGGTCGGCCCAACAATCGCCGCATCGCTGATCGTTGCCTTGCGATTAGCACCAGCCGAAACGTCATACACGACCAAATAGTCGCTAGATTGAATTGCCGTTTCGGGAGTCAATCCATTGATATTCAAATCCGTTGCTACGTCAGCCAAATCAGCCGTTGCCGCATTGCCTGAAATATCAATCGCCCACGTTCCAGTCGCGTTTGTTCCGCTTGTAGACGGAGCACCAACGTCGGTATATCCAAGCACCACAGTGCCTGTATGCCCGTTTACTGAAGTGACGGCATCGGTGTTATCTATCTTTTCCCAAACAGAGCCGTTGAAAACGATCCAGTCGCCAGTGACCCAGTTGGAAACACCGTTGATAGTGGTGTTACCTGAAACACTCACCACGTAGTAATAACCCTTTGAGCCAACACTTGATGTAATAGTCGGCGTATTAGTTGATGCGTTCCATGTGCCTTGATAACTCAATGCGCCTTGCAAGGATGCGGGGATTTGCGACAGCGGCACAGTGCCGCTACCGTCCAACGTGGCAACGCCATCAGCAACGCCAGCATTTAAAACAGCCGCGCTACCCAAACCCAGATTTGTTCGAGCATCGGGAGCATTGTTTGCCCCAGTGCCACCATGTACAACAGCCAACACGCCGGTGACGCCAGTTTCCAACGGCAATCCAGTTGCCGAACTCAAAACAGGCGCGTTTGACTTTTCCCAAAGTGCGCTAACAGAGTTGTAGACAAGCGTTTGTCCATTGGTCGGACTTTGAGCCGACACATTATGCAATTCGTCCAACTCGTATCCGTTTTGCACGCGCAAATAAATTTGCCCATTGCCAGCATTTGCACGCTCAACCACGCCAATATAGACCAAATGGTTGGGGGCGTATTGTTTGATGTTTGTAATTGATCCGGGAGTTGATCCCAAATACAAAGAATCACCAGCAGTGAATCCAGACAAATTTAAGCCGCCGATAACGCCCTGGCACATGATGAAGCCAGTAGCATTAGGCGCAATTGATTGGTTTGCCAGCCCCAATGTTTTTGCAGACGTCGAATCGCCATTGTTCGATGCCAACTTTACAGTCGCACGATCACCCTGCGCCCCAAACAAATAAACGGCTTGCCCCTTTTGGATAGTGACCGAATCAGCATTAGTGACATAAGCCAGCAACGATTGACCGATACGCACAACGCCATCATTCAAAGCATTAAACGCAATCGTTCCCTGCGCGGCATCCCAAACCATCTTGCCAACTGCCGGTGTTTCAGTAGCCGCCGTGTCAATCTGTACATACGCGCCAGTGAAACTATTTCCAGCAACGTTATTGCTATCATCAACAATGACGCCAGAATTTTGAATCGTGTAGCCGGTCGTGCCATCAAAACGAACAACAGCGTTATCCGTTGCCGTTGGTGACTTGGCAACAAAATTTGTAGACGGAACGTATGCGGTAATCCACGCCGTACCCGTATAGGTACGCATCACATTGTTGACTGTATTCCAATACAACGCGCCCACAATCAGCGGGTCGCCCTGGTTATCCGTTGCCGGATCGGAGTTAAACGCGCCCAGGTAACGCTCATCAAAATTGTCGAACAGGGTTTGCGTATTTGTTTCCGAAACCAAAGCCGCCGCCGCAGATGCCGCCGCCGCAGTCTCAGATGCAAGTGCATCAGCCGCTGAAGCCGCCGCCGCATTTTCAGATGCCAAAGCATTAGCCGCAGACGTAGCCGCATTTGACTCAGACGTAGCCGCCGCCATTTCAGACGCCAACGCATTTGCGGCAGACGTTGCGGCATCACCAGCAGACGTCGCGGCATTGTTTGCCTGAGTCGCGGCAATGTCAGCACTGTTATCGGCATCAGTCGCAGACAAAGCGGCATTCGATGCAGAGTTTTCGGCAGATGTGGCGGAATTTGCCGCCGCAGTTTCAGACGCCAGAGCATCAGCGGCAGATGAAGCCGCATTTGTTTCACTGGTCAATGCCGCCGCCGCACTAGCCGCCGCTTCAGATGCCGCAGTCGGAGCCGCAATGATCGCGGCCATATTTGCCTCTACATCATTGATTGCGGCCAAATTGTCATAAACCGTGTTGATAACAGTCAGGTCGTCAGCAACCGCAACGATGCTGACCATGTTGTCATCGATATTTATTAGGATTTCACTGCTAACACCAACTGGGCCAACCGTTTCGATTGTGCCGTCCGTGTAATTGATTTGCAGATAAGCGTAGTCGCCCTCGTTAACTACCTCAATGCTTGAAACACCATTGCCAGCAACACCGCGATCGATGTTAATAACTTGATCTGGCGTCGGAGTTACTTGGACATTGATGTTGTTGCCATCGACAACCGTGACATTTAAATTTGCCATTTTTCGCCCCTTACACAGATGCCGCAGTGTTCACGACACCATCAGAGCGAACTAAGAACAGCAAAAAGATGATCGCATCATCTTCAGGCGTTCCGCCAAAAGACGGGAAACCAATTTTGATTCGACCAGAAAATCCCACAGGATTTTGAGCCGAAATGTCCAATTCAGGATCGCCAGCAATAATGTCCCAAGAATCTTGGTCGATTACTAGGGTAAACGATCCAGTCGGGTCATCTCGGTTTGTAATCGTCAGCGGAACCGGCGTAGGCGCAGGGACATAATCGGTAATGTCAAAGGTCAGCCCGTTGCGGGTATCCGTAATGTTTGACAAAAGGCGGCGAACAATCTGAGCATCAATCGTTGCGCCAGTCAAATCGACAGGAATTGCACCAGAGTTGGTGAACGTTAAATTCCAATACGTTTTTTGCTGATAAACCAATTCGCCAGCAATGATGGGGTTATCAAACCCCGACACCTGATACAGTGTATTTTTGTTAAAGACTGCCATAGATTCCCCTCCCTCGGGTTGTGACGTTCCCTACACACTTGCAGGGTTCGGATGGTATCTTGTCTTTTTATAAATTTTGCCACAAATGCCCGAAGGCATCAATCAACATATCCACAAAATTGTGCCATAGGAAAAATTCGCCAATGCGCCACCATAACCACCCATCGTGACCTGAACCTGAGTTGTGGTTTTTAATTGCGGCGCACCGTAATAACTTGTCGAAGTAAACGAAGGCAGACCAAAATATGTGAAGTCTTGATATTTAACAGTCATACTACCAGCCATTACATAATTTGAACTCGGCAAAGCACTTGAAAATGTAATTGTAAAAATACCGTTTTGTCCTACCAAAACAGACGAAATGATTGAACTAATGTTGTACGAGTTAATAATCGTCGGAATATTTGACGCAGACGAGAAAACAATCCATGCCTTGACAGTTTGATTTGCGCCAATTCCAGACAACGAATCAGCATATTGTGCATTGACAGCATTGGTTGCATTTGCGACAGCCGTAGAACCAATCGCTGAGACAATTTGCGCCGCAGTTGCCGCTGTCATTACTGACGTTCCATTTCCGTAAACGAGTCCACTTAACGACGATACTCCAGTACCACCATTTGACACACTCAAATCAGTACCAGACCAATTGCCGTTGTCAATCGTGTTAAGCGTTGCCAAACTACCCAAGCCCAAATTGCTTCGAGCCGACGTTGCGTTTGCCGCACCAGTCCCGCCGTTAGCAATAGGAACCGCATTGACCAAACCATCGGTCGCATCAAGCCGACCAGATGAATCCAGGTTATTCGCCAGTTGCGACAGGTTATACGCTTGTGTCATGTTTTCCCCTTATGCCGCCCCATCTCGGGCGAAAGTTTGTTGATTGAGCAATGTAAAGTTATTTGGGAATGCAACCGTCAAGTTGTATCCCGCAGTCGTAGCCGTGTAGTCATAACCCGCACCCTTTGTTAGTAACGCGCCATTTGCGTACACCTCCATCGACAATGGGTTATTCGGGAAAGCATACGACAAATCGCCAGTGACAGAATACACCGTCGTGTTTGTCACATTGCTTGCCGGTACGTTGTAGTTGTTTGGCGCATACATGATGATGTCAATATCCCCAGTCACCAAACCAGGAAAACCACTTAACGAGCCTCCAGCAATGTCGTAATCAGCCTCGTTAATTTGTGCGCCATTGATATACACGCTTTCAAAGCCGTTTAAAATAGAAAACGTTGTCGGCGTAAATTCGCTAATTCCACTTACGCTTTGAGAATATCTAGTAAAAGGAACATAACTTGCACCAGCAGAACGCTTGCGATAGATATTAAATCCAGCAGTTGCCCCTGAAATTGATCCAGTAAAAGTAATAACTTTGGTCGTTGTGTTTACCGATGCAACCGTATATGTTGTCGGCGTGTCAGTCGATGCTGGTTGCGTACTTGCAAAACAAAGCAAATCGCCAGCATTGATTGGTTGAGGCGTAGCCACATAATATGTCACCGTGTTTGAGCCAGCAGAGACAATGCTTGTATTCAGAATTTCATAATAATCGCTTGTCGAAACGGCTCGCATATTTATCACCACGATGATTTCGCCAGCCGCGCATGGGGTTGTAAAAACAAAGTTTGCACTTGTTTCCGTGTATTCGCTTGTCGGCATCAATACGCTATTGCGGAACACCAAAATTTGCCCAACCACATGGGTCACGGCAAATGTCGTTTGACCCGCCGTCGCTGAAAATACAGTTTCGGTGTAATAGAACGTATCTGGCGAACTGAATCCAACTACGCGCCCATAAATGTCCACAGTCAAAGTCGCCGCAGTAAAATTTTTACTATAAACACCACTGCCAAAATTTAAGAATCTTTCCAAAGCGACGATCATTGAGCCGTTTGTATTATTAGTCACACTCAGCAAACCATCAGCCGAACTGGTTGAAGTCGTTCCCGCTTGCGTCAACTGCCCCGTGCGCTGATCCAGGTCGATGTAATTTAACCCGTCCTCCAAAGCGGCCCACAACGATGTGTCATACACAGTCGTTTCGCTAGGCACAAATGCACCGCCCAGGTTATTGAATCCAGCACCGCCCACAGCAAAACTGAACTTGCGGTTTTGCCGATTAGCAAACAGCAAATAAAAATCCGTACCAAACGTCGCAGGATACCAAACATAATCATCTGGGTTTGTGCTACCAGTAGCCACAGAAACGTTTTGCAAGCCGAAGTACGTTTTATTTCGCGGATCAGTACTGAATCCCCCACCCGTACTTGTATCGGCATATCTAATTGACAGCCATCGCTCTGCGTACTGGAATGTCATCGGTCGCCAAGCAAACACGGTACTTGCAAGACTGTACTGCGAAGCCCCGAGCGAGTTAATCATTCGCGTAAAAAAATACCAGTTGCCTTGCGGGATATTTGCCAAATTCACCACAGGCAAAACAGCCCCAGGCGCATACGGAGTCCCATTAGATTGCACTGCCGTAGTACCGGCAAAAATCAACTGCGGCGTCGTAGGATTGCTAAACGCCGAATACCAAACCTCGGCGTATTGAATAATACCTGCCGAACTAGCCGTTACGTTCAACTCAAAAAACGGGATCGGGGCATTTGCATATTGCGTCCCGATAGTGGGAGTCGGTACGCTACCGAACACAGTCGGATCGCCCAAGCCGGTATTTGGGGACGGCTGAAATTCCGTAATCGCCGCATCGTCATACACAGACGGATTGAATTCAGTCAGTGTCAATTTTGCAATGACCGAGGCATCTTCGCCAAATTCCTCAATTATTTTGTTAATGCGGAACGGCTTTGCTACCCACCCGTAATTGGTGTTTGTGATCGTCACAATGTCGCCAGCCTCTAACTGGATGCCGGTGAAGTTTGTATTTACCATTACCTGCAAATCTTCCCGCGAAGCCTTCAGCATTCGAATCGAGATTAACTGCGCCCGAACGCTATTATTTACGAGGCCAAGCGAAGCCGACTGCTTGTTCACAGGTTCATTTGGAAACAACAACGACGGTTCGATCTCTGCCAAGTCAAACGTCGCAGTGTCGAACGTATCTTGAGTCGTAGAATTTGGGAACTTTGCCTCGATCACGTTATACGAACCAGCAATGTCAATCGGTGAAATTTGAATCGAGGACACCAAATTGCTATCGTCCAACGCCATCGCAACCGTATAGGTCGATGACTGAACAATCGCGCCCCATTTACCCAGAATTTCGTTGTATCTCAGCAAACAATCACAGCAATTTTGCATATCCTGCAAATTTTGCATGACAGTACGAGCCGGTGATATTTGCCCATCGAATCGGAATCGTGGTTGTGTTTGCGGGTTTCCACTAGCATCCGTATACGCAAACGACTGATCGCAATAAGTATTCAGAGCAGTAAAACTAGCGATGTCGATTTGAGCCAACGGCAATGCGGCCCCGTACACCTCATTTGTTAAATAGTCCAAAAAACAATCGCCTGGTTTTGTGCGAGAGTTTGTCAGTTGAAATTTTGTTTGTTGCAGTCCAGTCGTACCAGCATCCGAGTTGTACGACAAATGCACAATCGCAAACGCACAATTTGTCATCAATTTTGTCGCGTCCCAAACGTAAACCAGTCCAGGCGTTTGCATAACCTGGATCGCCGTCTGTGAACTATTTACAGGCGAATTCGAGCCATTCGAGTAAAAATAAACCTGCATTTTTCCAGCAACGGCAGTATCAACCGCCCCGGTCGACTCATCCGTAAAACTATCCACCTCATATTGATTTGTCGAATTGAAATTAACCTTTTTACCGCCCCAATACATATCGCCAAACGTAATCGTGTCCGACCCGTTATCCGTCACTTCGCACAACGAAATGACGTAATACATTTGCTGGTTATCTGACGAAATGCTCAAATCCGTGACAATGCCACCGGTCCAGGCCGTGCCATAAATGATCGGCAATTTGTTATCCGTAGCAGGCGGCAACTGCTGTCGGTTTCCAGGGTTTGGCGAATCAATAATCCCAGGCTGAGTTGGAGAGAAAAAAGCCTTTGAGATAATTGCCGTCGCCACGAGGTTAATGGCAAACGAAGCCACAGCAACTCCAGTCGCCCCCAAAGCCTTCGCCGCCAGGATCATGTCGCCATATATGATGGACAACGTAACAGACGCTGGCATGGCCCACACCGGAGCCGATGCACACAGCATCAACACCACCGCAAATAATTTATTGAATCCAGTTTTCATCGACTTTTCTGAACCCCAGTTTTTCGTATTTCATTGCAGGACTGGAAACCATCTTGCTGAGTGTGAAATACGCAATTCGTCCTGAATCTTTCAACCCTTTGGCGAAGTCCACATAAGCCCTGACGAGGCGGTATCCAGTCGTCCCCCCACGATGTTGCGGATACACATACCACGCCAACTCGTGCAGGCCAAAAACCTTGCCACTCCAGATGCTCGGATAAACCATCGACAACAGTAACCCTTTGCCATCCTCAATGAATACAGCACCACGGCCAGCAAAAATGCTTGTCAGCATTGCGTCCCAATATTCCGGGTCGTCCTCTGCGTACAAAGCACTGATCGGACTTTCAGCCCGAAACGCTTTCATCATTTCGATGACTTGTGTTTTATCGTATTTTGTTGCTTGCCGAATCATTTTATTCAAGCGATTGAAGTCTTGGTGGTTGCACGACCGCTGGTGCGCCACCACCTTGCCGACCGAAGCGGTAGTTTATTGTTGATACGAACGCAACTCGATCCATGCTCGTATCGCCAGGATTGAAAAACTGCCACGAGTTGTCATTGGTATATCTACCCGCTACACGGTTTTGCAGGATCATCTGAATCGACGACGCGCTGACAGTAATCATTCCAGCAAACGCTCGGACTTCCTCCATCCACTGTTCGGAAATTGAGAACGACGAAATATATCCGGTGAAAAACTTATACAGCCCACCCGTGCCGCCCGTCGTAATCAACTGGCCATCGGTATTGAAAAACCCGTGCCACATTTCAATTTGCGACCCCTTGATTTCCTGTCCGAGAACCCACCCAAGCATTGCCGTGTCGATACCCACGAACGACACCGTTGTCTCGTTGCTCGTACTCTTAATGTCGCGCTGAGACTCGCCGACCTTTACCAGTTGGCCCACAGCATCAAACGGCAACGGATCAACCGCAGGCACACTAATGGCCATCGGCGTGGTGGCAAACCGATACTCTGCCGACGGCGTTGTTACACGCACAAAATCAGCATAACGAATGTTGTTTGTCCCATCGACCGGCGTAATGACGTTCATAGCACCACCTCGTATGCAACAAAATCACCAGTCCATTGAATATACGCATCCGTTGCCATTGGAATTAGCGTATACGTTGGATAAGATTTAAGCACTACCGGGAAAGTGATGCCGGTATACGAGTCGCCACCCATACTGACAGTTGTGCCGTACTGACCGATTACCGCATCAATCGGAGCGGTCACCGGCGTAAGCAAATTACGATGCACCGGAATCGTCACAGTTGAGCCAGAGCCACGCAAAACGTCAGCCGTAGCAATGTATGAATACAGGCCGACTTGCATAAAGTCGCCATTTTTTACGATGTATTTTGTCGACGCAATCGAAGGCAAATCGCCAAGCACTAGGGATTTATTTGCCGAATCCGTTTGCCATGCACAACCAGCAATCTGCGCCGGTGTCATATCACCCATGTAATCGACATAAGCCTGCCAGCCGGTTTCGCCAAAATTCAAATATTGCGTCAAAGCCTTGTCAGGCACTCGCAACGAACTCAACAAATCACGATTTTGGCTATAAAGCAAATACGGCATCGGTCGCAAAGTGAACTGAAACGGAACCACCGTCAGCACTTCGCTCGTAGTAATCCGTTGATTTCGGCTGAGAACTTGACCAACAAAACGCTGGTCGTTAATCCCTACCGATTCGCTGATTGCCAGGATTTGATTAAGACTCATATTATTTGCTCGTCGGTACAGAACGCGACGCCGACTGGTTTGCCGACCACACGCTCATTTTGTTTTTTGCCAGGAACTGTGCCGCCGACTGTGTGTCAATAGCACTCATGTTTTCGATATACGGGCCGTTATAAACCACGCTCGGCGCATTACCCATTGAGGATTCAAGCCGGTTTGTCGGAACGATTGAGCCGCCCCCCTGCGGGATAAATAACTCCGGGCCATTCTCGCCCACCATATAAGGAATGTTGCCGCTAACCATACCGCCGCCAGCCTTTGCGCTAACGCCAGGGATACTCCAGCCAAGTGCAGACATACCCATTTTGAACAACTGCATCGCTTGCATACGCAACTGAATCGCAATCAAATCCTGAATGACTGATCGCGTAAAGTCTGCAAAATTTAATTTGCCAGTTTTGACAAAAGTCGTGATGGCATTTGTCATTGCATTAGCCATCGTATCGAAATACTGCTGACCTAATTTAGAATAATTTTCTGAATCCTCGGCAAACTGTTTGTACGCCATTTCCCACCCGTACAAAAACGAATTCTGTTGTTCTTGTTGAGCAGTAATTGCACGACGAGTTTGTTCGACAAAAAACTCCGTGCGATCCTCAATCATCTGTTTTTGTTTTCGCAATTCTTCAGCCAGTTCGGTTTCGCGCTTAATAATTGCGTCGGCAATTTTGTCCTCAATATCAGTTTGTTGTTTGCTTGAACGATCACGCACAGCGAGAACCGCTTCCTCGATCTCGCGTTGCTTCGCAGTCATTCCAAGCAATTTGCCTCGACGCTCTACTTGCTCCAATTCAAACTGCGATTGACGTTCGTACTCAGCCGATATTTGCCTCGCCATTTCTAAAGCAATACGTAGGCGTTCGGCCTCTTTTTTTCTGCGTTCAGCCTCCGGATCGACGGCCTCTTTTACCTGACGGCCAACAGCCGTTGTTGGTTTTTTCTTTTCCTCCGGCCCCATGCCAAACAGTTTGATGCCGAATTGTTTTGTTTCCTCAGTCACAGCCCGTGAACGAGCCATGTATTCATCAAACCGTTTGCCGGCAGTGGCAAAATTTAAAGTGAAAATATCACCTAAATATTTACCCAGTTGGTCAAACATGATGATGGTATTTTTGACTACATCCGTCAAAATACGGAACCCAAAAATCATGTTTTCCAAAAAGAATTTAAACCCGCTTGAAATTTTGTCAAGAACACCACCCGATTTATTTAATTCATCAAATACTACTGACAACGCAGGCGCAACCGCAGTAGTAAATTTCAGCAATGTTTTTTCGGATGCGGCGGCAAGTTTGTCGTTAAGGTCTGCGGCCTTTTGCACAGCGGCGGCATATTCAGCAAACTCAGCACGAGCCTCTTTTGAGTCAGCGGCTAATCCAACAAAATCAACCCCTTTTGCGGCCCTGCCGAATACGTTCATCGCCAGCGCATTGCGGCTGATCGGATCTTCCATCGCCGCAATAGATTTGACCGTCTTATCGAACAAATCCTGTATGCCTAACGACCCTAAATCTTTAAGAGACACGCCAAGTCGAGCGAACGTCTTTTGAGCATCCAGACCACCTTGCGCGGCCTCATCAATTTTGTTTGTAAAGGACGACAGCAGTTTCCCAGCGTTTTCAGCCTCGCCACCGTTTTGTTGCAACCCTTTTGAAAGAGCCAGGACGGATTCGATAGCAACGTCGTTGGCCTTTGCAGTATCCGCAATCGCATCGGCATATTGCAAAGCCTTGTACGTCATCGCCGTGAAAGCGGCGACGGCCACACCTGCCACAGTCGGGATTTGTTGGGCAAACTGATCGAGCGATTTTTTGGCCCCAGATAGCCCTTTTTGGAACTCTGCCGTATCCAGGCCAAGAACCACACCGAGCCTTGCTAACATTCCCATCGCTTACCCCTTCCCGAACAGTTTTTGTGGGACGTTTGGTTTTGCCTTCAAATACGACAGCAGACTTTCGTTGACCTTTGCCTTTTTCTGTTCCTCAGTCAAAGGCGGGTAAATGTAGTCGTGCGCTCTCGGAATGATGTCATTTAACTTGTACGCCCGTTGGTTTTCCGACCTCATGTAATTGTAGACGGCCCCCGTCAAAGAGCCAAGCACTTCGAGGATGCCACGGTTACCAATTACCCCATCGGCCCACATAATACAAATGTCCGTGAACCGTTCCTCATCGACCGAATCAGGGTCAGTGCCGTGAGCCGTCAAATACGCTTTGACCTGCCGACGAACTGACCCCGTTATTTTCCCCGCGACTCTTGATAGTTCGGCGAAACAACGTGAGCGATTTCCTCCATTACCTGCATCTGGATCGGAAACGGGAACAATTCCTCGATCATCGAATACGTAATCGCCTGCATATCGAACCCCTTTTCCTCGGGCACGAGCAATTTGAACATTTCCGTAATTCGATTTTCGACGATGTATTTGTTACGAGCCGCTTCGCGCATGGATCGGCCATCGATCACAATGTCGTTTTCCGTGATTTCGACCTGCGTATCCTCTGGCAATTCCTCCCGAACCTTTGGCATTTCCGCAGTCAATTCGGCGTAATACTTTTCGACCTTTGCCTCGTCGACCTCTTTCATGCGAATTTGCATCGCCTCGAATTCCACAGTCAGCGGAACCCGAACCTTGAATGTATGACCGCCCATAGTGAATGAGCGAACCCGTACCGCATCCTTATTTTTTACGAACTCTTTACCCAGAGCGTTTGCAAATGAATTCATATCTTATGCCTTTCGTTGTTGTCTTTTGTATTGAATCACTCGATATTTTTCGAGCGCATTTTTCAAAGGTGTCGCCAAATTGTTAACAATGACTCCCGTTTGACTTTCCAGAGCAGGACGCAAATACGGCTGTGCCGCAACGTGCGCCGTCCCAAATTCCATCGCAATCGCCCTTGCATCACTTTCAATGCCTAGCGTCTTAACGTCCTTTTTCTGCTTGTACGATTCCCGATAGTTGTGGAATTTTTTCTTCGCCAGGACAGTCCCAGGCGCAGTCGTCACCGTTGCGATGACAGTATCGGTTTCGTTAATATATCTCGACCGCTTATCACGACGGGTCGGTTTTCTAGCCTCAATCCTCAGAGACTCACGCAGGCCGCCCGTGTCAATTGGGGCGTTCATCTTTGCGTGCATCAACGCCGGTTGCATTGCCTCTTTAATCGCACGCACCAGGATTTTGCTCTGATCTCTCGGGCCAAAGTCAGCCTCGATGGTTTTGAAGATGGCCTCCAATTCATCCGCACCGACTATGCCGACGGTGAAGGTTTTGGCCATTAGTCACCCCTGAGAATCTTGTGAAAAATCGCAGTATTCAGCCGCTGTACATATTCGACGACTTCCTCAGGCGTCATCGTATCAGCGTGCAGTTTTGCAATCTCGTACGAGAGATAAATGCCTGCAATACGTTGTTGCGGATAGCCGAACCAGTTTTTTTGACCAGTCCCGGCTAATCCGACAACGTAGGAAAGCAACTCGTTTGAATTGTTTATTGTCGTCATCGTATCGACCCCCGTAGGGGTTTCCCATTAAGGGTTATTTGACCAGCCGTAGGAATTGCCGCCAGTCGGGTGGATCGTAAAAATAAACTTGCCTTCCGCACTCGGGGACATATCCCACTGCAAGCCACCGATGCGCCCGTTAAACGAATACGCCACGGTGTCCGTACCATCATACACGGCAATAACATAAGTACGAATGATCGTGCCGTTGTAGCCGTCATCACGAACTAGCAACTGAGCAGGATCGGCAGGATTCCAAGCGCAGGTCACATTCAGCGACGACACTTGGTTTTGCGTCGTGATTTTTGCACCAGTACGAGCACCGGCAACCGAGTATGCGGCAAACGCATCGTCAGCACCAAACGCAGGCACAGCCTCTACCGGAATCTGAATACCGGCAGTGCCAGTACCACCAGCCGACGTACCGATAATCGGTTCAATATCAGCCCAAGTGCTTAATTCAGCATCAGTCAAAGCAACGGGGGTCGCGCCTTCCTGACACCAAATCGTTGCAACGTAACCGGGTAAAACCTTGTTAATGAGAGCCATTTTGTTGCCTTCCTTTTCAAAAGTGAGTTGATCGTTCGTATCTTATGTCGGAACATCCAACGTGCAATCGAGAATGATTTGATTCAAACCGATCTCATTATCGTAGGTGTTATACAGCCAATCGACGTCGACCTTGGCTACAAAAAAGCCGCCTGCGCCACCGAACTGCCCAGAATAACCGTGCAACGATTGTAATATGGTGTTTGACAAATTAAAAGCGTCCTGCATATCCTGCGCGAACACGCTTACCTGAAACACGGGCCGGTCGATACCCTTATTGCTCTGCGTCTGACCCGTATAAACAGGCTGATGCACATTCCTCAGTTGCCACGTTAAAAACTGATTCTGCGTAGCAAAATTGCGGTTGAATAAAGCATAAACCGGCACAGGCGCAACAACGAGCGACAACTGCGCCTGAATCGCTTGAGCATATACGGTTGGATTCTGTTGCGTACTCACACCGGCACCTCGGGGTCGTTGCGATAGCACAGGAACGTCACTTTTTGGCGATCATTCGATTCGCGCACATCAGCGATTCGCCAGTCAAAATTGCGCCATGTAATACTGTACAGATTCTGGTTATCGACCATCTCTTTAGTATTGCGCGTGTAATTGACTGTGATATTCACCAAGTCAGTGTAAACCCGATAACGCTCAGAGATTCGCAACGAATTTGCCACATCGTGCACCAGCCCACGAGTCGAAAACCATTTTGTAATAGTCGTCGTATATTGCCCCACAGCATCCGTGCCGTTGGTCACATTATTAACGTCCAGGTTTTCGTATCGGACGATGGCCATTACATCACCAGCGGTTTGTACGGACGAAGCAAAGCGGCAATGCCGAACGGAATTTGATTAAGGCGTTCCACAGTCGTATCCGAGCGATTGTTATACAGGTGCGTCAGCAATAACAGCCCCGCCTGCTTTATCACCGGGTACGACGCCAGCGTATTTGCCGTTTGCGTATAAGTGACCACAATCGGGTTTGCAACAAACTGATTGAGGTTATTTGGGATCGAATTTAGGATCACACGATTGCCCGTAGGATCGTACGAATATTCGGTCGGGTCAATCAGCACCGGGATCGTATTTGAGTCCGCCCCATAGAACTCCACCGTATCAATCGTTACGCCAGCCGACCCTTGCGACACCTCTGGCAAGTCCAAAAAGACCTCGGTGTTATACACACCCAGGTTCGCATAATAAGTACGATACTGAGTCGCAAAAATAGCCATGCCGAGATAATCCTCGACGGCCATCCGTACAGCCAACTCCAGCGAATTGATGTACGTATCCTGCGATTCGTCATCAAACAGGTTCAGTTGCTCCGTACACTCCGACAACGTAAGCCACGGAGTCGCAACATCGCGCCCGATCTGCTCGATCTTTGCGTAGTTATACGGACCCCGATTGTTTGCAAAAAATTGCGCGAGCGTTAGGTTTTCAACTGCCATGCTTCACCCCATCAGGCGGCACTTGCGCGAACACCAGCGAACGGATTGCGCACCGTACTTGCGACACGCTTTTCTGCATACAGCGTCACATAGCCAGGGGCGGTTTGCTCCATCATCTGAATGTTTATTTCCTCCACATCGGCAATCGTTAGAAAACGATTCCAGTTCGCCAGATAAATCGGGAACGTAGACGACATAAACGGGTTTGGTATTACAGGCCAGCCAAAAATAGAACCAACCGCACCACCCTCTCCCGGCTCGCCCAATTCCAAGAACAGCGGCAAACCTTGACTGTCCTTCAACTGACGCAGAGTCTGAATCATCGTCGGAGTCATAAACCACGCCGTCGTCGGCAAAGCCCAGTATTGCGAAGGCAAAGCATTAGCAATATCAACCACTTTGTTATACGTCACCGTCGCACCAGCCAGGGAAACAGTCGCAATCGAGTGAATTCCGTTAGTGATAGCCGTACCAGATGTGCCGTATGCGCTCGACGCCGCACTGGTATACATATCCAGGCCACGGAGACCATACGTACCGCCAGTCGTCGTTGTAGACGATCCAGACTGATCGTTATTAACAGCCATTGAGTTACCTTCGGCCTCGGCGAATTCCAAATTCAAGTCCTCCAGCAATTCAGCCTGCAAGCCGTTAATGTCATCCATCGCCGCGATACGAATCGGCAAAGTTGCTTGCAGGATACGAGTCGGCAACTGCCAAGTCGTCGTCGCAGTCCCAGGCGTTCCAGTATTCGGAGACTGCGTAAAGTCCCACGGGTTCGTCTGATTCAACGCATTACCGGTTTTTGCAACAAACTGCACAGCAGAATTGTTCGGCGTTTTAATCACACGAGCACCCATGCGGAACGGGTTTGCGTAACGCAATTTTGCAAAGGCGTCGTCGAAATAAGTACGGCCCCCGATATTCAAACCAGAGCCAGTGATCGTCGATGCTTCGCTTAAATCCACAGTGACCATACGTCCCTCGGCGAGAGACAATTTCATCGCATCAATAATTTTTTGGTTTGCACTCATTTCGTCGAATCCTTATTAAGTTAAAAGCGCGGGGCCGAAGCCCCGCAACTCTTTTGCTCTATCAAGCCGCAGTCGCAGTCGAACGATAGCGAATGATGCTGAAAGGATCGACCACAGACGAGCACAGGCGTTTTTCGCCATAGTATGTGATAAATCCTGGTTGCGTTTGATCGTAGCGACGCAGAACCATGTTGAGACGATCAACGATGGTATGACCACGAGTAAAGTCACCGAAATAAATCGGGTACAGCGAGGTCGTGCCAGCAGAGCCAGCAGGCCCAACGGGGCTGTCGCAGTAGGCGTTAACGCGAACGTCGAAGCCCAACAATTTGCCCACGATGCCGTCATACACCAACGGAGACATACGCTCGAACACCGGAGTGCCGTTATCGTCCACCAGACCACGCAGGCCAGCCAGGGCCAACGGACTCATCATAAACGAGTTGCCGTTGCTCCAGTACTGTTGCGGCAGGCTGTGAATGAACGTCACAATGTCGCCAAACGTGATGAGGTTTGCAGAGCCAAAGCCGTTAGTGGTTGCTTGGTCATACGTAGCGATGCTATGCAGACCATCAGATGCCGCAGTACCAGAGTTGCCGAAGGCCGCAGTGCTAATAGTACCGCCAGCGTACGAAGCATTCGCACCAGGATAACTATTCAGACCACGCAGGCCGTCAGTGCCGCCGTAAGCGGTGGTGGTAGTGCCAGCCTGATCGGAGTTGAGGATCATCGATTGGCCCTCCACCTGACTGAATTCTTGGAGCATGTCATCAACGACGTTTGCATCCAAGCCGTCGATGTCATCCAGAGCCGCAGTACGGATCGGGAATTGCACGTTGACGTCTTTCAGGTTTAATTGCCAAATGCTGGTGGCTTCAGTTGTTGCCGCGCCGTTATTTTGAATTGCGTAACCCCAGGCCGCACCAGCGTTGCCGATTTTTGCACGGAACTGATACGTTGCGCCATCGGTAGAGACGTTGCGAGACAAACCACGCATCGGGTTCATCAAACGCAGTTTGTGGAACACGGGATCGTACGCAGTACGGCCACCAATGCCAGCACCAGAGCCAGTTAGGGTCGACGCTTCATTCAAATAAGCATCGTACTGATCGGTAGACTCGAACAGTTTGATTTCTTGATGAACGCGCTTGTTCTCTTTGTAGAAGTTACGCAGTTGTTCCTTGACCATGCGGTTTACGTCCTGACGGACGGTTTTCGCAGGGGCGCGGATCAATTCAGGCACTTGAATCGCAGAGACTTTCGCTTCGAGCGCGGCCACTTTTTCGGTGAATTCGGCCTTCACGGATTCCACAGTCTCGGCGACCTTGGTTTCCACTTTGGCGATTTCTTCCAGGTTGGACGCTTTAATCTCGTCCACTTTTTCGAGCACTTTTTCCATCGACATGATGTTGTCCTTTATTTAAGACGTTTTGATAATGCCTCAGACAGTTGACGCAACTCAAGTGCGGCAAGCAGTTCGTCGGCCTCGGTCACTTCCGCATCAGAATCGCTCCGACTCGGCGCATTTTCAACCGGCAATGCAACGGCATCTCGCTGTTCCATCACACGTTTGAATACAGATGCGGCAGTGACCGCATTCTGCTTTGAAACCCCGGCATCTCGCAGGGATCGTTCCAAAACTCGAAGGTCGATCTCACCATTAGCGGTGAAATACTCCAGTTTTTGAATTTCAGCATTTGGGTTGTTCGGGTACATCACGACCGACACCTCGCGCAATCCACCCTTGACGATTTGAAAAAATGCTTTTTCGTAATCGAATTCGGGATTGCTCCACATCGTCCCATCAGGCCCAGGCGGGAACGGATTGCCATCAGCATCGACGTAATGCGCTTCCTCCGCATACGCACCCACAGACACACCGCCAAACATTTTCGGCGACTCTTTCAGAATGTTGTATAAATCCGAGCCGCCGACGGTATTCAAATACAAACGACCCGATGCGGTCATTCCTTCATCATCGAAATTGAACTCCGTCCACTCTCCCATCGGCATTCCGTGGTCATTGTGATTCAGGAACATTGGCAAAGGTTTATCGCTCTCCGCAAACTCTTTTGCCCAATCGGCGAAGCCTTCCGGCTGATAATTGAATCGACGACCGTCCTCGCCTTCACGAGCACCCCAGGTGGTGACTCGGGCCTCAATCTTGCCGCTTGGGTTTGCGGCCTCGTCTGCGGACGGCGACAGTTTCACCTGTGCTTCGCAAATCAGCGTTAGATTTTTCATTAACCACCCCGTTATGAATAGATTGATTGTCGTCTTTTATCGTATGGGGGTTTTCTATGACTGGGAGTGTAACATCGGACCCCTTTATTTGTGAAGTCAAAATTGCAAGGGCCATTTTTAGGCGATTCATTGTTTTGCCCCGATATTTATCCGACTACGCTGATTCCCGCCGCCGCCCCCAGTATCTTGAGGCGAAGTCCCAGGAATCGGGCCATCGCCACCGCCACCACCACTCGACAATTCGTCCCCGTCCTCGTGCTCTGCCATGTTCAGATATTCCCGCGCTTCGTTCGGAGTCATAATGCCGGCCTTAACGCCAGCCGACACGAAATTCATCTGATCCAGGGGCGCACCCTTTAAAAAGTCCTTTGTATCGAACCGCACACACAGAGTCGGATAGCCCTTAAACAAATGCTGTTTGAGTTTTTGCTCCAGGTTAATGACGGTGGGATACATCGTCGTTTTGTGGAACTCATCCAGCATCGTTTGCGTATTATTATATTTTTGGTCGGCAATACCAATCATTGCAGGCGGCACTCCAAACAAACCGCAGATTCGCTTCATGGTTTGCTCTTTTAGGGCGGCGGCTTCGGCATCTTGCAGAGTCAGCATATCGATTGCCGAGTATTTCATGCCTTGGTCGAGCAACATACCTTGACCAGCCTTGCTCGGATCAACCGCACGACTGCCGGTCATCGCGTTCCAGGTTTCCTTGATTCGTGACGCAATTTCCTTGAACTTTGCATCAGGAATTACCTGATCGGTGTAGAAAATACCAGACGGCTTTGCGCCGTTCTGCATAATAAAGTTGGCGTAAATATCAATGTCCTGATCGAGCGCGACCAATTCCGTTGCCAAAATACCTTTGTTAAAACCAGACGAACCCTGCCATGCGGCCTCTTTAATGTGCATGACCGTGTGCGCGTCCAGCGGTTCATCTTTGCTGAATCCATACGAAGGCGTCGACAACCGATACGACGGATAACGAGCAGGCGTCAGCACCACAGTGATAAGCGTCGCGTCCAGGTTATACATTTCCAGCGGAGTCTGCATCGAGTCCGCTTTATCCTTACGCCACCACAGCGTGAACGATTCGCCAGCCAAATCCTGCCACATGCACCACTGATACCAAAACTCGTACGCGCTTTGGAAATTGTTCGGGTTCATTAGCAAATTCATGACTTGCTTGGCCTTTGCTTTATCCCGTGCACCGACCGACGGATCTTTGATCGCGTCAACAAATGTGCCGTCGTCTTGCTTCGACATAATGCTAATGCCGCACTGCGCCAAGGTTCGAGCCTTCGCTCCAACGCACGCCATCACGGTCGAATTACGAGTCAGAGCAGACATATCGAGCGTTCGACCAGCGGTCGTCGTGCTCGACGTAGTGACGTACAGTAATTGCTGAGTCGGTTGCCCCTTTTGCGAGGTTCCGTACAGCACCTGGTTACCGAGTTGCAACTGGCCCAGGACCGTATTCGATTCGTTTTGAATCGATTTTTTTCTATTAAAAATGTCCAGAATTCCCATTTTTGACCCCCAGTTTCCGACAATGGTATATCAAAACGACCTAAAACCGAAACTGTTGCTCACAAAAGGATTGTCCAAAGCACAATGAGCCGCAATAATCATCGAGATAATTCCGTCGACTTTCGCGGCTTTATCGGCCTCATTCTTGCGAACTTTGATATTTCCATTGACGTCCGTGTAGCATTCGCAGTTTCCAAGTTGCCAGCCCAGGAACGGGTTGCCATCGTGCTTGATTTTTTTGTTAAGAATCAATTTTTCGATGTATTTGCTCGGGTTATTTAGCACCGCCATACCCTGGCCCACTTTTTTGACCGGAACCCCACCATCGTGCAACCGTGCCACCAGCGAGGCGGCGTTGTACGCATCGTACCCGACTTCCTTGATGTTGTATCTATTACATTGCTGGTTGATAATGTAATCGCTTATTTCGCGGTCGTCCATCACGTTGCCTTCGGTCAATTTCAGGATACCGGACTGAATCGCCACCCTGAAAATGTCGAGGTAATGCTTTGGTATGAATTGCAGACTTTCCTCCGGTAAAAAGAACTGCCATTCCGCCTCGTAATCATCCTCCCCGAATCGATTCAACGTGCAGACCGAATTTAAATCTCGGGTTGCCGCCAAGTCAAACCCAATAAACGACGCTTCCGGTTCGGGCCTACGAGTCACGATATGACACACGGGATCGTCCCAATGAGCACGATCCAGCCAAGCGGCATTTGCAGATACCCAGACGTTAAGCGTTTTGCACAGGAATTCGTTGAGTGCGGCTGGTTTGTGCTTTGCTTCCTCTGCCCTTGCATGAATCGCGTCCTCGAATACCGATATGCCGTGCATCGGATTGGCTTTGGCCCAGTTTATCGGCTCGCGCCAGTCATCGCCCAGGTCAAGCCCATACAACAGGGCAAACCACCTTGGATTGTCAGACGCCTCGCCTCTCAGGATCGACTGCAACATCGACAAATCTTCGTAAAACTTAGTGTCCTTTGTAAACGAGGCCGTCGTGATATAGACCCTTAACGGATTCTGACGGGCCACCATACCAGAGTGCAAAACCTCGATCGAGTTGCGATCCACGATCTGCGCGGCTTCGTCCACCACCACGCACGACGGGTTTTTTCCGTCACCCGATTTTTTCGTATCCCGACTCAAAGCCTTGAACATCGACTGCGAATCGCCCCGTTTGCTAATACTGTACTTGCTTGGGTTAAACAGGTCGGCCAATTCCTTGGGCATAGCCTCAACGAATCCTTTGGCGGCATCGAACACAATCGTCGCCTGCTCGCGGTTAGTCGCCAGCGTAAACACTTCTGGCCCAGCCTCACCACACAGCAATTCGTAAAGAGTCAGCACAGCAGTGAGCGTCGACTTACCAGCCTTCCGGGGAATAAACAGAATGACGTCCGTCACCATTCGTTTGTTCAAATCCTTTTTGGACCTGAACCCGTACACGGCGCAAATCAGCAACAGTTGAAACGGTTCCAAAACGATCGGCTCGCCAGCCTGCGGCCCCTTCGTATGCTTCAAGGTGGCGGCAAACTGTATAACGTGAGCAGGGAACCTCGGATCGAACACCCATTCCCATTCGGCATTTTCCAGTTGGTTAATAAATCTTTGACACGCCAACCGCACATCGTTACAGACGTTAATTTCGCCCTTCGCCACAGCGTGGGCATACGCCACCCCGTCCTGCCAATTCATTGCGCCAGCGGTCCACGCAGAAATTGAGCCACAGGGCTGTTGTCCTCAGTTTTACCAGCCGACAACCGACTTCTGGGGGTTAACCCTAATTCGTTCATGAGTTGAATTATTAACGTCATCGTTTTGTTTCGTACAGTTAGATATGGATTCGGGCCAATCGTTTGCCCATTGTTGAACGAAGTCACAATTCCGCCCTTTTTGATCGCCCTGGTGCACTGAACGTACGTATCGATATGGTCGGCCAGCATAGCCAGCGTATGCTTGTCCTGGTTATTCCCTATGCCGTAGACGTCGTACAAAAATTCCGAGGTTTCCTCAATGAATTTTGACTTGTCCCACGCTTCGGGGTTATCCACCCATTCGGCCTTTGGTATTCTTTT